CCAATACTGCTCTCGGAATGCAAGCACTCTATACTAACAATACTGGAGCTAATAACGTTTCGGTCGGTGTAAACTCTATGTATAGCAATACCACAGGTGGTTTTAATACTGCATTAGGTAGAAATGCATTAACAGCGAACACCACTGCATCCCAAAATACAGCGGTTGGTTTTGAAGCTCTTTTAGCTAATACTACTGGGGCAAATAACGTGGCTTTAGGTACTTATGCGCTTGATGCAAATACTACGGCAGATAGCAATACTGCTATAGGTAGGTCTTCTTTAGGCACTAACACAACAGGCAGTAATAATGTGGCTCTGGGGTATAAGTCACTGTTTGCCAACACCACCGGAACCAAGAATACGGCAGCCGGGCGTGAGTCAGGATATTCACTTACAACAGGAACCCATAACGTACTTTTAGGTCATCAGTCTGGTTATAATATTACAACAGGTTCTAAAAACGTAGTTCTTGGAAATCACAACGGCAACCAAGGCGGCCTAGACATCCGTACCTCAAGCAACAGCATCGTGCTAAGTGATGGGGATGGTAATATTGGGTTAGTTGTTGATAGCAGTCAAAGGGTTTTATTGGCTGGTATGACTACATACCAAACTGCTGGTCATTCATTTTCTAGTAGCCAACAGCAAGTAGTAGCAGCCGGTACTGGCACGTTTCAATCAGTGCAGTTTAGAAACGATAACGGTAAGATAGGAACTATTTCTTTGAGTGGTTCTAATACTTCTTTCAATACATCTAGTGATTACCGCCTAAAAGAAAACGTAGTCTACGATTGGGATGCTACAACTAGATTAAAGCAACTCAAACCAGCAAGGTTTAACTTTATCACTGACGCTGACACTACAGTAGATGGCTTCCTTGCCCATGAAGCCGCTACGGTTGTGCCAGAGGCGGTAACAGGAACTAAAGATGCTGTTGATGAAGAGGGTAATATTGATCCACAAGGAATGGACCAATCTAAACTAGTACCACTGCTTGTTAAAACTATTCAAGAACTAGAAGCACGTATCACTGCGTTAGAAAACGCATAATATCAGTCAAAAAAGGAGAAAGAAATGTCTGATGAAATAACTAAAGAAGAAATCGCAGCGCACTATGTTGCAATGGGTCACAGCGTTGACTTGTTAGGCGCAGGGAAACCTGATGACATAGAAGACGCTGACTGGACTGACATGAAGTCACGTAACGTAGAGCATTTAGAACTAATGAAAGCGAAAGACTTTTGGACTTCAGAAGATATGAGCGCAGTAGATAAGGCTATTGCAGATAATAAGTAACTTAGAAAGGAAATCAAAATGGTAGAGAAAAAAACACAAGCCATCACGATAAACGGTACTGACTACACTGAAGATCAACTTACAGATCAACAAAAGGTGATGGTCAATCATATTAGTGATTTGGAAAGAAAGATTGGCTCAACGCAGTTTAATCTGGATCAACTAAATGTTGGCAAAAACGCATTTATAAACATGCTTGCTCAATCGTTGGAAGAGCCAGTAGAGGTCGCCGCTGAATAAGGTAATAAAAACATGTTAGGCTTTGCACCATTAGGATTAGCCCCGCTAGGTGATGTTGGTGAACAAGAATTAAATTTTACTGCAATTTACAATGGTAATGCCATTGTTGTTCCCAACGCTACAGTTTTTGAAGATGAAAACTTTACAGCGCCTAACGTATTTACTGGTACTGTTAGAATTGACAGTGCAACTTTAATACAAAATTTTGTATTCACAACTTCTGCTATAGATACTGGTTCAGTAGATATTGCGCAGGGCGTATTTGCACAAAATTATGTGTTTGCATCAAGTGAATTGATAACTGCCGCGCCAAGCGTTGGATCACCAACTATTACCCAAAATCATGCTCTTAGCGGCAATAATGTTGACACGCAAAATGTCAGTGTTGGATCGGCGTCAGTGTCGTTGCAAATTGTGGCAAATGCTTCAGAGCTATTAAGCGCAGCGCCAATACTAGATAATGCTGTAACCATTATAAATTATAATGCTCAACCAAATAATATTGCTTCTAGTTCGGTAGATGTAGGATTAGCAAGATTTCCTTTTATGGAAATTTCTGTGCCAGAAAAAACTTACACTAAGCAAACAATTTTAGGGGATAATTGGACTGATGTAACAACCAACGCAGAAACTTGGGTGGATGCGGCGTAACGTGGTAAACCTAAATTAAATTAGGAGATTGAAATGGCAATAAGCATTACAAAACCAACAGTCGGCGGAAACGAGGACACCTGGGGCACAACATTAAATACAGGGCTGACCGCTATTGAAAGTACCTTTAACGGGTCTGGTACTGGTAAGGTTACCGTCTCTCCTGATTTATCAACTCTTACAATCAACGGAACAAATGTAACATCAACGCCGGCAGAATTGAATAAACTTGATGGTTTTACTGGCACATTTGCTGATTTAAATTATGCCAAAGATTTAAACGCAACTGGGGTTACAACGTCAGAGTTTGATAAACTAGACGGGTTAACTTCAAGCACATCGGAGTTAAATACACTTGACGGGTTTACTGGTACTGCCACAGATTTAAATTATGCCAAAGATTTAAGGGCAACTGGAGTTACAACGTCAGAATTTGATAAACTTGATGGTTTAACTGTTACAACGTCTGAATTAAATGTTTTAGATGGTAATACTTCCGCAACGTCTACTACAGTGGCGGCGGCTGATAGGGTTGTTTTGAATGACAACGGAACCATGAAACAGGTTTCTATGTCAGACATTGCAACATATACAACTTCTCAAGTTTCCACATCAACTGTTAATAACCCAACAATTACAATAGACGCAGGGATGAATATAGATGGCGGTGGAACTTTTACACTAAATCAAGCTGGCAACACAACTATTACGCTAAACCACACCGACACATCAGGCCAGGCAAGCGTTAACAATAGCGGATCAACCTACATTCAAGACATTACACTTGACGGTTTTGGGCATGTTACTGGAATAACGTCTACTGACGTTGCAAGTAATATTAGTAGCAGCGGTTTTAATAGCGCAGGATCAGTTGTTGGTGCTTCTGTAAGATCATCAACGCAAGTAAGTTTTAGTACTGGTATTTCTGTTCCAAATGGCAAAACAATTTTTGGATGGGGTTCTGATCAAAGCAACATGGGTCTTGCTTGGCGAAGTAATTGGCAAGGATCTGTCCAGAGCCTTACAAATTATGGCAATCCCTTCACTAATAACACTGGCAGTGCTGTAACCGTGTATGGGTGGGTTAGTACTTCTGGAAGCGCTACACGATCCGCAGTTTACATGATGTTTGGATAAATTAGATGCCATTAGTTCCACTCAAATTACAAGCCGGTTTTTACAGAAACGGAACAGAGTTTGACGCTAGTAATAGATGGCGTGATGGTAGCTTGGTGCGGTGGCGTGATGGTTCTTTACGACCCATTGGTGGATGGCAAGAAAAGAAAACAGGATTTAGCACAAACCCAATTCGAGGCGCTCATGCATGGGAAACAAATAACAATACCGCTTACTTTGCCGGTGGCAGCCACAACGAATTAAAAGTAATGACAGCATCAGGGACAGTCACAGATATTACAATTTCTGGGCTTGCTACTGGTCGAGAGGATGCTGCAATTAATTTAGGGTACGGCGGTGGGTTTTACGGCCAAGGATATTATGGAACCACACGCCCATCAACAGGAACATATTCAGAAGCAAGCACCTGGTCGCTGGATAATTTCGGAGAAGAGCTGCTTGCCATTCATTACGATGATGGCCGGCTATTAAGGTGGGATCTTAATCCCTCTAATAACGCGGCAGTTGTCTCTGGGGCACCAACCAATAATCTCGGTTTAGTTGTTACTGAAGAAAGATTTGTTTTTTGTCTGGGAGCCGGTGGCAATCCTCGCAAAGTCCAGTGGAGTGACAAGGAAGATTTAAATACTTGGACGCCAGCGGCTACAAATGAGGCAGGAGATATTTTGCTTCAAACTTCTGGGCAGATTATGCAAGCTATTAAAACCAGAGGCCAGACGCTTATCATAACTGATTTAGACGCGCACAGTGCAAAATATCTTGGACCTCCATATGTTTACGGTTTTGACAGAGTTGGAACTGCTTGCGGCGCTGTTTCTCGCATGAGCGCTGTTGATACTGACATGGGTGCATTTTGGTTTGGTCAACGTGGATTTTTTAGGTTTGACGGTAATACGGTTTCAGAGCTGCCTTGTGAGGTGCATGACTATGTATTTGATGATTTAAATACAAATCAGCAAAGTAAAATTTGGGCTTTTAGTAATTCAGAATTTTCTGAAATATGGTGGTTTTATCCTTCTGGTAATAGTAATGAAATTGATAGATACGTTGCTTACGATCTTCTAGAAAATCATTGGTTAATAGGCAATCTTTCCAGAACAGCAGGAGTTCCGCGAGGTGTTTTTAGACAGCCTTACCTAGTTGGGCATAATTCTGCTAGTGATATTTATTCCCACGAAACTGGATTAAACTACGACAGCGGCTCTGTGTTCTGCGAGACTGGCCCTATTAGTCTAGGATCTGGGGATAACATAGCTAAAGTGACGTCAGTCATTCCAGATGAAAAGACGCAAGGTGACGTTGATTTAAAATTTAAAACTAGGTTTCACCCAAATGATACAGAGACAACACACGGCCCGTTTAATCCATCCAATCCTACATCAGTAAGGTTTTCTGGTCGTCAGGTAAGAATGCGTGTCGAGGGTGATAGGCTTGCACCTTGGCGCGTTGGAGCTATGCGCCTTGATATGAAACCTGGAGGGCGCAGGTAATGCCAGTTACGCCGCCGGTCATAGGCACAGATGTACGCCAATGGGGTCGAGAGCTTAATCTGTTTTTGTCACGAAATTTAGGAAAATTGTTTTTCAAATCTTCTGGAGACATACCAGCGGAAAACGGAATATTTTTATGGGATAATGAAAAAGGATACCCAGTTGTTTCTGCGAGCGGCGCATTTCGCCAGGTAGCAATGAAGCAAGCAACCCCCTCCTCGTCTACTGGAGCGCCTGGCAACAAAGCTGGCATGATAGCTTGGGATACAAATTACATTTACGTCTGCACGGCAGACCATGACGGAAGTACGGCAATATGGAAAAGAGTAGCGCTAACGACTTTTTAGGCACTAAGGAATTCGAGCGATGCAAGCCTTACATCGAGGCAGCCCTAGAGTATACGGGGGGAACGCATGACCTGATCGACATTTATGAGGGGCTCTACAAAGGAACGATGCAATTATGGCCGGCAGAAAAGAGCTGCTTGGTGACTGAAATTATAACTTATCCAAAAATGAAAGTTTTAAATATTTTTCTTGGAGGCGGCGATCTCACGGAAATTTTAGGTATGCATGAAGACGTGATACGGTGGTCGAAAGACCAGGGATGCACGGCGTTGAACATGACTGGACGATTTGGATGGAAAAAACCGTTGTCGAAGCATGGGTGGAAGCCCATGCATTCGTCGTATGTTAAGGAGATATAAGAATGGGCAAAGGCGGTTCAACTACAACTCAGGAAATACCGGCATGGTTAGAGGAAGCAGCTCGCCGTAATCTAAATCAGGCTGATCGAATAAGTCAGATCGGCTCGGTTCCTATGTCTTACGGTCCGACTGTCGCTGCTTTTACGCCCATGCAGAATTCTAGTTTTCGAAATACTGCAAACATGGCAAGTGCTTTTGGACTAGATGCGCCAACCGGAAATGCTGTAACTGGCGGCATGGACGCGCCTACAACTTACGCAAACGGCGTAAGCGCCTATTCAGCTTTGCCAATTTATAATCAAACAATGGATGAATTTAGATTAGACCGACCTGGCCAGGCGTCGTACATCGATAGCTTTTTCATTGATCCTTTTACTGGTGATCCAGGCAGCAATGTCAGCAATGTCGGTAATATTGGAATGACAGATCCAGTCAATATGGGCGGCCAGCCGGCCCGACCAAGTCCAACGGACGACACGGGAACATTAGGATTTACCAACCCTGGAAATAGAACAAACTTTGCTGAAGGTATTTCAGATGGAGCTCTTGGTTTTGCAGAAAATGCAAATAAAGATGTTTTTGCCATTGGTTATAAACCTGGTCAAATGTCTCCGCGTGAAGCTGCTGAAAAAGGTTTAACAATGCGTGACGATAATCCTTTTGATTATTCATTTAGCGATCATTTTGGCGCAATGGCCAGCGATGTAAAATCAATGCCAGGAAAAATTAAAAAGGACATAGATGAGGCCACAGTAATGTGTACCGCGTATTACGAGATGGGAATGCTGCCAAAAGAAATTTGGAACCTTGATAAACGGTATGGGGTCAAAGTTTTTAGAGGAGATCCTCTACTCCTAGAAGGCTATCATTTGTGGGGAATTCCATTAGCAAACTTTATCCGTAAAAAGACATTCTTTGCTGGTATCGCGCGCGCAATAATGTGGCCTATTGTTAAAGCCTGGGCGGAAGAAATGGCGCACTGCATGAAGCCAGCAAAGTACAAGGCTAATTATTTTGGCAAAGCAATAAAGCTTGTAGGCGAACCGTTTAGTCGTTTAGTAGGCAAAATTTATAAGTACCAGATACATTTATCGGGCAGAAAGGCGGAGGCTTAACATGGCAGGACAAGGCGGAAAAGGCGGCGGAGCAGTCCAAGCGCCAAATAGTGGTACACCTAATCTAGCTCGACCAGGTGGCGGCATGGGCTTTATGCAGCCAGCAAACACTGGAGGCAGCGGTATTTTACCACCAGGATCAATGTCTACCGCTGACATGGGCCAAGATGGTATGAGCACAACAGAAAGAAATTTTATAGAACAATACGGGAAACCGTTTTCTCAAATGACGCCTGACGAGCAATTTGCTGTTCAAAACCCCCAACAAACGGGAAGTATGCCAAGACAGCCAATGTTACCACCAATGCAGCAACCATTTAACGTAAATAATGCGGCGGCTACTGGTTTGCAAAACAGCATGGGCGCAACGACAAATTTACTAAACAGTCCTATTAACCAAGGCGCCTACGCAAACGCGGCGACTATGGGCCTGGGCAACTCTATGGGAACGACGGCTGGCCTGACTTCTGGTTTATTAAATCAAACAGGTTTTAGAAACGCTGGCACGGCTGGGTTGGGTCAATCAATGGATACAACCTCTAACATTATGTCGGGGCCATTAAACGTAGATCAGTTTAACAATCCATACACTGAACAGGTCGTCGATACAGTACAGCAAGATATTGAGCGTCAACGTCAAATGGCCATGAATAATTTAGGAGCTCAGGCTCAAGCGGCTGGCGCTTATGGCGGATCCCGACAAGGCGTGGCTGAAGGCGTGACCAACGCTGAGTATGGCCGTATGGCTGCAAACGCCCTCGCCCCACTACGGATGCAAGGCTACAACACGTCTGTCGCAAATGCGATGGCTGATCGAACATCACGCCTGGGAGCTGCTTCTCAGCTTGGAAACTTAGCAAATACAACGATAGGCAATGCGTTTACTGATAGAAATCAGATGCTCGGCGCTGCCGGTCAACAAGGCAACCTGGCTAACTCAATGCTTGGCAATGTGTTTAACGCGCGCGGCCAACAAATGGGAGCTGCCGGTCAGCTTGGCAACTTATCTAACCAGGCGTTTAACACGGGTCGAACAATCAACCAGGATTTATCTAACCAGGGATTGTTACAGCAAAGCTTACAACAAGCTCTCATAGACGCTGCTAGAGGCGATTTTGGTAATTACGCGCAATCACCCATAAATTCATTAAACGTGCCGCTGGCGGCGCTTGGAGCCTCTCCAAAGCCAATGAGCTCCACAAACACACAAAACCCAGGATTATTAGGAGCTTTAGGCGCTCTTAATTATATTATAAATCCTGGCGCAGCGGCGATACCGTTCGGCTAATGGATATAGCCCAGGGCATATTATCGACGGCCAACGCTCTAGGCATTAATCCGATCGATTTAGCGACGGCTATTTCTTACGAAACTGCCGGCACGTTTGATCCGTTAAGTGTTGGCCCGACGACTAAGTATGGTCAGCATCGAGGTTTTATCCAATTTGGAGAGCCCCAAGCAAAACAGTACGGCGTAAGCTTCGAGACACGTCCGCAAGCTATATCAACTCAGCTCGGCCCTGGCGGCGGTATATACCAGTATCTTAAAAAAGTAGGCGTTAAGCCTGGAATGGGCTTGAGGCGGATATACTCAGCTATCAATACTGGCGGTGTTAACAACTTAAATATGACTGACAAAGCCTCCGGTGGAATGCCTGGAACAGTTGCTGAAAAAGTAGCCAGCATGGGGCCACACAGAAAAAATGCACAGAAATTTATGGAGCTTGTAATGCAAAACCAACCATTGAACACAGCGCCTTTGCTGGGTCCACTAAATGACAATAAACCTCCTATGCAAAATCCTACGGGAATGGATAAAAACCCTTTGTTTAGCATGTTGGGCAAAACTGTTGGCGGTGGGTTTAATAAGTTGAAAGACGCGGTGACAGGCAAAGATCCAGACGCTTCAGATCGCCTTTCAATTGCTCTCATGTCGTTAAGCGGCAATCCAACGCAGCTACAACCTTTGATGGCAATGGCTGCCCAGGACATTAAGGATCGTAAGACTAAGCGTCTAAATAACAAAAGCCTAGAATATATCAGACAAGTAGATCCTGAACTGGCTAAGCTTGTTGAGAATGATCCAAGATTGATGCAGCAAGTTCTTTCCCAAGCAATGGCGAAGCAGCTTGGCGGAAACAAAACCGTAATGTCGGCAAAAGAATTAAACGAAAAATTTGGATTAGAGGTTAAGCCTGGCGCTTATAACGTCGTTTTAGACAGAAATGATGACATTGTAAGTTACAGCGCAACTGGTCAACCAAACAAAAATATTTTTGGAGAGGAAGTAGCAAAGAAACAAGCAGCTAGATGGAGTACTTTATCTGCAAATTACACCCCTGCGCGTCAAAAACTTGCAGATATTGAATTGTTAGAGAGATTATTAGCTGACGTAAATACTGGTCCTTTGCAAGCTATGTCGCAATTTGCAAATAGTTTTGGAATTGATTATCGGTCAGCTCCAGCCGCTGCCGCTCAAGCATTAATAAGTAGGTTGGTTCCTGGGCAGAGACAGCCAGGTTCTGGTCCTATGTCTGACGCTGATTTAGATTTATTTAAACAAAGTTTGCCAGCCTTAACAACTACTGTTGAAGGTAACCAGCTCATCGTAAAAACTATGATTGCAATAGGTAGGTATGAAGTCGAAGTCGCTCGTATTGCTAACTTAGTTGTTAATGAGGAAATATCTCGTCAAGAAGGGCAAAGACAGCTTGAAGCAATGAATGATCCACTAGCTGAAGTTAAAGCTTTTCTAGGAACTGGCGGCGCAAATGTTAATCCAAATGAACTTACAAGAGACGAAGCCACTGAGGAGTTAAGCTAATGACTTACGAAGAGGCTATTAGAAAACGAAATGCGGCGTCGGTACTTTTTAAACTTGAGGAAGACGGCAGTATTACTGAGAATGAGCAAAAAGTTTTAGATAATTATCGTAAAAATACAGAAGCGATAGTAAACGAAATTGTCGAAACTCAGGCTGGTTATGCCGGCATGAAAGCCCAAGCAACATTTAATTTAGATGACGAGATCTACGGAGCTTACAAGGCCGCTACAGATTTTTTAAAAAATGGAGATTTGCAAAGTGCCAAAGAAGCATACGCCAGGCACAGAGATTTAGTACGTCAGAAAAATGAAATGTATAAATATTCTGCCCCAGAAGAATACAGCAAAGGCCAGCTTGTTGGAGGTGCTGGCACGATGACAGTAGGCTTGGGCGTGCCGCAAGGTTTAAACCTAGCTAAAAACGCTTCGACTATGCGTCAAATGCTTACTGGCGCAGGAACAGGCGCAGCCTTGGCATCAGCTCCTGAGTTTGGCGCTGGCGAAGGCGGCTTTATGAACCGAGTAGATAACGTTGGCTTTTTAAATCCTGCTATTGGCGGAGCTGCTGGAGGAGCTGCTCCAGTTGCTGGAAGAGCTGCCGAGGGATTAAAAAATATTGCTCAAAATTTGTATCGTGGCGCTCAAGATGGTTATCAGGGTCAAGCTCTTCGAAGAGTTGCAAAGCAAGTAAAGAACGCCGAAGACAGCGGAACGGACGTAAAAGCATATTTAGACAGCTTAGGTGAGGAAGGTATGCTGGCTGACGTCGAGGGCGCCCCACAAGGCTTAGCTTCCGGTATAGCAAACATCCAAGGTCAAGGATCCAACACGCTGAGAAGAAATATTCTTAACAGATCTAAAGGAGCTGGAGCTCGTATTGAGACTGATTTTGACAAATATATCGATCAACCAAATGCTGGGTTTTTAGCTTCAGTAGCAAACAAGCAAAACAAAAACGAAGTCATCAGTCCTATGTATGAAAAGGCTAAAGCAAGTACACAAAAATTTGACGTTCAAGATATAAGAGACGCAATTGTGGAAACTTCTGCCGACGCATCAAAAAGATCAAAAGCTGCCTTAAACGAGCTGTTAAGTGATTTAGGTGAAGACGGTAATTTATCAGCAATAAAATTGCATAACGTAAGGGTCGAATTAAACAACTCAAAAGATTTAGCTTATAGAGCTGGCGATACCGGTGTTGGAGCAAATTTAGGAGTTTTTCTAGATAAAATTGACGACAAGTTAGACGAGATAAATGGGTACGCTGTAGCTAGATCTAAATGGGCTGAAGCGAGTGCGATAGATCGTGCCATTGAGGATGGGGCAAAAGCATTTTCTGGCGGCAAGGCGTCGGCCATGAGCCCTAAAATGATGGAAGCAAAATTAGCCAAAATGACAGACGCAGAACGAGATGCATTTAAAGCTGGAGCTCGCGAGTACATTGGCGCTTTGATGGGAACATCAAGAAACGACGCGGCGGCTGCCTGGGCAGAGTTTGGCAAAAACTGGAATGCTGAAAAATTAGAAATGATAATTGGGCGCACGAATGCTCAACAAGTTACCAGGCGCTTAATGGCCGAAGCTGAATTTTCTAATACAAAACGAATTGCGATTGACGGATCTCAAACTGCATTTAGGCAAGAAGCTAAGAAAAGCGTCGGCGACTTAACTGATGAAGCTACCGGCGAAGTGCCAGGCGTATTTACTAGAGGAAAACGAGCGTTGTTTGACGCGCCGATTAATTCACTAATTGACGAAATTTTATACAGCAACACCAGGGGCGGCCTTAACAGGCAAATCGGTGAAATTTTAACATTGCAGGGCCGTCAGCGTGACCAGGTTGTCTCCACCCTGCTTGACGAGGCAGCTCGCATGGGTGATCGAACCAAAGTGGATAAAATACTTAACGCACTATTTTCAACTATCGCCGGCACTACTGCCATCCAAAAATATACGGGAAACAGCAACAATGGAAATTAGAGAAAAAACTTTTGACGAAATTGAAAGCATTGTTTCGACGGCTATCGAGGATGCGGTTGACTTTGTGGAAACAGAAATCAGCGAGATAAGAATAAAGAACGCTGAGTATATGGATGGAAAAACTAAGCTTGGTTTCGAGGAAGGCCGGAGCCGTGTAGTTTCCAGTAAAGTGAGAGACACAATTCAAGCCGTCAAACCTAGCATTTTGCGTGTGTTTATGAGCACCGACAAGCCGGTAGAATTCGTACCAAAAGGTCCGGAAGACGTGGCGATCGCTGAGCAAGCGACAGATTTTATTCATCACGAATTCCAAAGGTTAAACGGCTATAAAATTTTAAACGATTTAATCCATGACGCGCTGGTGAAGAAACAAGGAATAGCCAAAGCGTATTACAAGACTTACCCAAAAGCCAAAATCCATATGTTTACTGACCTGACGGCTGACGAGCTGACCTTGCTGGTTAACGAGCCAGGCGTTGAAGTATTAGAGCAATCGTCGGAAATGGATGAGCAAATCGACGCGCCATATTTCAGCGTTAAAATTCAACGTACAGAAACAAAAGGCGAGCTTTGCTTAGAGAGCGTTCCTAGTGAGGAGTTCTTTATTTCAAGGGAAGCCAGGGATATTGATAGTGCCTATTGTGTTGCCCACCGCACCGAAATGAGAGCTGGCGACGTCGTGGAAATGGGTTTTGATCCAGAAATCGTCTACGACCTGGATAGCTTTGACAATGACACTGGCGTCTTGCAGGAAGAAAAATCTCAGCGACGCGGCTACACAAACAACAATGACGATGATGAAAATGCATTAGATCCGGCAATGAAAAATGTTCTTATTACGGAAGCGTATATGCGGATCGATGTAGACGGCACCGGCGTACCAGTTTTGCATAAATTTGTCATGGGCGGCACGTCGTACAAGCTGATGGACTACGAGCCCTGCGAGCGTGTTCCGTTAGTTAAGATAGAAGTCGATCCGGAGCCACATAGCTTTTATGGTCATTCTTTGGCGGAGAAACTATGCGACGACCAGGACGCTGCGACGAGTGTCTTGCGCGGTGTTTTAGATAACGTGGCCTTAGTCAATTCTCCACGAATGGGTTTCGTCAATGGCCAGGTCGCGATTGACGATCTCTTAAACAATGAGATTGGCGGCCTTGTAAGAATGAACCAACCTGGAGCCGTGCAGGATCTCAGCGTACCTTTTGTCGCTGGGCAAACATTGAGCGCCCTCACCTATTTGGATAAGATGGTCGAGGCTAAATCTGGCGTGACACAGAATATTGCATTAAATCCTGACGCCCTTCAATCCACAACAAAAACGGCAGTATCAGCGGCAGTCGAGGCGGCAGCCGGTCAGGTCGAGGTGATGTGCAGAAACATAGCTGAAGGATTTAAAGATCTGTTTAAGTTATTGCTGGAGCTGACACACAAAAATTTCGATGAAGAAAAGATTATGAAGCTTAACGGTGTGTTTGTGCCTGTCGATCCAACAGCGTTCGATGTGACTTACGACGTCAGCATTAACGTCGGGTTAGGAACAGGCCGCGAAGACGAGCGCGTAGCGGCTCTACAGCAAGCCTTACAGCTCCAAATGCAAGTTTATGGTCAGTATGGCGCGCAAAACGGTTTAGTTAGCCTGACGAACATCAGAAACTCCCTGGCGGATATATTAGCCGTCAACGGCGTTAGAAATAGCGATAGATATTTTGCTCCTATAAACCAAGAGATTGAACAGCAAATGCTCGCACAACAACAACAGCAACAGCAAGCAATGTCGCAACAACAGCAGGATCCAAACGCGGCGTATCTCCAAGCTGAGCAAATGAAAGCGCAAACTAAAGCTGGAACCGACATGGCAAAGCTACAACTGGAAGCGGCCAAGGCAACGGCTCAGGACGACCGTGAGCGCGATAAGATGGCTCAAGACCTGTTTATTAACGCTGCTAAGGTTGCTGGTGAGTATGGCAAAACAGTAGATGTGGCGGCCATCAAGGCCGAGCAGGATAAAATGCGTACCGTTGCCGGTATCGCGCAGCAAGGAATGAATAATGGACAACAGTAATATAAAAGCGGACGACGCAAAATTTTTGCAGAAAAATGGCACGTTCCAACTATTGCTGAAAGAGGTTCGCGAAAACCAGACAAAGGTTTTTGCAACAAGTGCCGCCGACGAGATCGAGCGGCGTGAAGAGGCTCATGCAATTCTGCGAGCCGTTAACCAAATAGAAGCGCACCTCGACGCCATAATTACGGCAGAGACGCTCCTACAATATAGAAAGAGTTAGTACCGTGGCAGAAGCGACTAATCAAATGACAGAAGTTCTGGAACAAATTTTAAATGTACCAGATACCCCAACTGAAACAGAAGCTGTTGAAACAACTGACGAGGCACCGCAAGAAGCGATCGAAGCAGTTGAGCAGACAGAAGAAGTAGAAGTAGAAGAAGAAGCAGACGACGACAGTGATTTATTGGAGTTCGAAGCAGACAATGAGGATATCGAAGACGAGCAAATCGACGCTCCCATAGAGCTTTCTGATGACCTGGAGATTGAATACAAATCGGACGGCGAATTTAAGAAAGCAACCTTGGGGGAGCTGAAGCGAGGAGCAGCCGGACAAGACTATATCCAGCGGCGAATGCAGGAAGTTTCTGGGTTAGAGAAAGATCTCAAAACTCAAAACGACCAACTAGCCGCACAACGCCAACAAATGTTGGATTTTTTCAACCAAGCGAAAGACCAAGGCTTGCAGGAGCCTGTTCCACCGTCCGCCGACCTGTTTGATAGCGACCCGATCGCTTACATGCAGGAGAAGCTAAAATACGACGAGAGCAAAACTCAGCATGACGCCAAGGTCGCTCAATTAAACCAGCTCCAAATGCAGCAAAACGCTGCACACGAGCAACGGTTGCAAGAGTACACGATGGGCCAAGCACAACTGCTAACGGAGAAGCTCCCTGAGATTGCGGATCCCGACAAGGGCGAAGCGATTAAAAAGGGCATTGCGGAAGCAGGAGAATTCTATGGGTTTACCGCCGAGGAATTGGGATCGGTAAGAGATCATAGATACATCCTGGCGATGCATGATGCGATGCGTTACCGACAATTGGTTCAGAAAAAAGCCAAGGCCACCTCTGTTAAAAAAGAGAGCCTGGGAACTGTAAAAGCTGGGGCGAAAAAGAAAGCAACCGCATACACCACCAAGCAAAAAGCAAAGGTGAAAACGAGTATGCAAAAATCTGGCTCCGTCGATGACGTAGCTAAATTTCTCTTGTCGTAACGAAAGGACAATACAATGGCTGTAGCAGCTAATACAAATAAGACGTATGACGTCACAACCATAAGGGAAGACCTCTCCGAAGCAATGGCGAGCTTGACCCCAACAGACACAATTTTTATGAGCACAGTAGGCTCACGAAATGTCGATAACACTTACTACGAATGGTCAGAAGTTGATTTGGCCGCAGTAGACACCAGTAACCGCCAACTAGAAGGCGACTCGCTTGGGAACAGTGCTGCCACGAATGCCGTGCGTAAGGGTGGCTACACACAAATATCAGCTAAAGTTGTAGAAGTATCTTCAACAAACAACGCTGTAAATGGTGTGCAAAACGCTCAAACAACTGCAAAGCAAGTTGCTTACAAATTGCAGGAGCTAAAGCGTGACATGGAGTCAATGCTTTTAGACAACGTAGCAGCTAACGCTGGTGCGGCTGGTACTGCAAGAGCGTCCGCTGGTCTTCCGGCTTACCTAACCACAAACGTATCTCGTGGATCAGGTGGCGCAAACGGCACAACTTCTGGAACCGGTACATCTGGTCACGTTGACGCAGCCGCAACTGACGGAACGCTTCGTCCTATCACTGAGGCTCTTCTTAAAGGGGTTATAGCTGATTGCTGGAACGAAGGCGCCACACCATCAATTGTGATGTGTGGATCTGCTCAAAAGCAGAAAATCTCTACCTTTACTGGTAACGCAACGCGCTTCAAAGAGGCAGAAGATGCGAAGCTTTCAGCCGCTATCGACGTCTATGAGTCCGACTTCGGCCAGCTTCAAATTGTCCCTAATCGCAGAATGAGATCCAGGACAGTGTCTAGTGTTGCCTATACACCAGACGTGTTTGTTTTAGATCCGTCATACGCTGAAGTGGTTTACTTGCAGACTGCTAAGCAAGAGCCGTTAGCAAAAACCGGTTTGTCAGAGCGTAGATTAATTTCCTGCGAGTATGGCCTCCAGGTAACATCTGAAAAAGCACACGGTGTTATTGCGGATATCAACGCATCATAAAATTTGGTGGGGCAGCAATGCCCCATCCTCACTATTTAAAAGTACCAGATACAGGAAGCTGTTATGAAAGTTGAAATTATTACTGATCGAAAGCCTTGGGCCGGAGGATCTCCAGCCATGAAAGGCGACAGGATCGAAGTGAGCGACGAAGAAGGTCAAGCATTGTTAGATGCAGGATTTGCGCTCGAAGTAAAAATTAAACGAGCAAGAAATGCCAAAGGCCAATTACAAGGCGACGACCCCTCTACCCCTGATTACGACGAGAGCTGGGAAGGCGGCAAAGCCCCAAAGAAAAAGAAAGCTAAAAAATGAGCGTACAAACAAGAATTCTTGATGAGGATGGTAAAATAATTGTCAACCGTACCCAGGATGTTCAGCCAATTTTAGACTGGAACAAAGAACGCAACATTGAAGGTCATAATAGAAAATCTGACATGAGGCATGTCGGATCAATTCCATTTGTCGTTGTTGAGATGTGGATGAACGAGTGCGGCGCTGCATTCGGCAGCCAGGAGCTGAACGAGTACATTAAAAAGAAGTTAATGTCCGGCGAATATAGCAAGTTAATAGCTCACGGGTATTAGTATGGATAAGCGAACCGTTCAATCAGCTCACGCCAGGATCGACGACGTCGAGAAAGATATGATCGAGGTCAAGACTGAGCTACGCATACAACTTAAAGATCTTTACGTCCGCACTAAGCGTACTGAGCAAATATTGTGGGGCGCTGCCGGATCTATCATCGCCCTGCTCATCGCAGTGCTAATGAAGGTCGGCTGATGTCGATGCCCAAGGTCAATATCGTTGCTGCCGCTTCGGCGGTAACGTTGATCGTCTCTACTACGGCAGGAACCATTTGGTATGCGGCTGGCCAAGCGTCGATTATTTCCAACCTTGAAGAAACTGTGTCTCAGCTCTCCGCGCAGTCAGAGATCCAGGATAAGGTTAATATGCAAAGAGACATATTAGCCAACAGCAAACGATTTGACGACATTGACCAAGAAATAATTGACCTCTGGGATGAGCTAGAGATGGCCTGGGAAGATCTTGAGGGCATGACCTCCCATATGATGGAAATTGTTAAGCTTCAATCTCGCATAGCAATACTTGAGAAGACCGTGGAATTTACTAGAAAAGATGGGATGTAACTATGGATCCCGTCAGTTTGGTTGCATCTATAAAGGCTGGCATATCCGCCGGCAAGGCCATCAGCTCTTTATCAAAACAAATTGGCCAATTCTTTGACGGAGCTGACCAAGCAAAAAAGAACCATTCTAACAAAATGGACAAAAAATTTGTCAGCGTAAACCAAGAAGCATTATCGACCTGGTCGGATAAGATTTTATATGAGGAGCAAGAGCGTGAGCTCCAGGAATGGGTGTCAAATACCTACGGGCGTTCAAAATGGTTGGAGCTCATAAAAATAAGAAAAGAAGTATTAGTCGAAAGGCGTGAACAGGAAGCCAGAGCTCGCCGTGCAGCTCAGGCAAGGCAAGAAATGACACTCACAGTCGTGTCAATTTTAGTGCTCCTCCTGGGCGCGCTGGTGGGCTCTACTTGGTATCTCCAACATCTAGGATGGGTCGATGTGCGTGATTTATTCCGGTGACACTTATGGAGGTGAAACGAAACAGATGGGTGATTTACAAAAACGGGCTGGTGGTAATCCAGACTTCAGACAAACGATTAGCAATGAGGATATTAGAAAATGAACGAACTAGTTCCTGACAAAATGGCCTACCAAACCAATAAACGCCGCATGTCGTACATAGCATTATTTATGATGTGCGCGACGACGGCAGCGACGATCTACGATCCCTCCAGAATGAATGAAGCCTCTGGGGTACTGCAAGTCCAATACCTGGCACTTAGTGGCCTGGTGGGCGCCTACTTTGCTCTATCGAGCAAAATGCTAGGGAGTAAATCAGAATGATGCAATTTCTTGGGCCCGTGGCTAATCTTGCTGGATCCTGGTTGCAGGGAAAAGCAGACGCAAACGCAGCAAACGCAAAGTTAAAGTTAACTGAGGCGGAAGCAAAAGCAAAAATTTTATTGTCGAAAGAAACATCAACCGCTGACTGGGAGCGGATTATGGCCCAGAGCACGCAGAATTCCTGGAAAGACGAGGCGGTAACAATTTTGACACTAACGCCCGTTGCACTCTGTTTTGTACCAGGTTTAGAGCAAGTTGTGCAGAACGGCTTCGATCGTCTGTCTACCCTACCCTCCTGGTATCAAAATTTGGTTTTAGTTGTCTGCCTTAGTGCCATCGGTATCCGAGGCGGTAAGCAATTTTTCGGAGGCAAAAAGTGATGGAGATGTGGCAATGGATAATGTTGTTTTCAGCGGTGTCTCTAAACACCCTGGTTAATTGTTTGCGATTATATTTGGAGGCAAAGAAATGAAAGAGAATTGGAACGATTTTTTCGAAATGCTTATTAAACACGAGGGAGGCTTCACATCGGATAGCAGGGACGCTGGGAATAAGGAAGACGGGCACGGCAACCAGGGATCTACTATGCTGGGCGTCACTGCTTACAACTGGGCAAGGTACACCGGCAAGCCAGCTCCTATGGAGGTTATGAAAAAGCTAACCAAGGAGGACGTGAAGCCGTTTTACGAAAAAAACTACTGGACGCCGATACGCGGAAACGACCTTTTCAGTGGCCTGGATTATTCCGTGGCCGACATGGCCGTGAATGCCGGAGTTTCTAGGGGTGCCAAACTATTGCAACGTGTCCTAGCGGTAAAAACAGATGGGAAAATTGGTAATCAAACCCTTAAGGCAATGCACGATCACCAGCCTAAAGAGCTGATTGAAAAGTATTACGACGCTCGCGAAGGGTTCTATCGTAAGCT